GGTCATCCACTACGATTACTTCTGCTCTACTAATCCCTTTGCTGATCTTCAAACTCTCCAGGCACTTCTTGGTCAGGTGCAGGTGATTAAACACAGGAATGGCGATAGTATAAAGTGGCCGCATTAGAACCTTCCGTACAATGCAGGCTGGACTTGCGAGAACGATAGGCCAAAATGCGAGTAGTATAAGTTCATACAAAGGGCTTGCTTCTTATTATTCTTGTTTGCCCAATCTGCGACGATAGGGTCTTGCTTGTCAGCCGGTCCTTTGAACTCCCCATAGGGCACTGCTCCACGGTAGCTCATGTAGGGGCATCCCCACCAGTAGGGCATCTCTTCCACTTCCAGCTTGGAGTTTCGTAGTCTCTCGTGGTGTCTCACTGAGTCTTCCACCGTGAGCATGGGCCTGCCGACCATCATCACGTACTTTCTATCTACGTTGTATAAGTGCCACAGATTGACCGCGTGTTCTACCCAATTCGCTCCCAGCGGCATTTCGTCGTCGTCTACCATCAGGTAGGGTTCGGTCTCAGCGTTTTCATCGGCATACTGTCTGCTGGCGAAGTGGAAGTTCTCCGCTGGAAAGCACTTCTCCCAGCTCAGCTCCAGATAGTCTCTGTAGGTGAAAGGTTCCGCCAATTTAGTCCCGCCCAAAGCTATGGGTCTGAGCCTGACCAGGGGATCGCTTTTCCATCGGGCTACGCAGGCCATTGCTATTCCCAATCTGATCCGGTCCTTGGGACCGATGCGAATGAAAAGGTCAATCTTCTCTGTCACTTGATCTTCCTTCTCTTGGCAATCCGTCCTGTATACTTCCTTCCGGGCCACCGGGACTCTAAAGCCTTTTCAATGTTCCTTCTGGCAGCATCCTTCTTCTCTTCACTCTTGCTCTTGCCGCCCTTCTTTCCCAATTTGCTCAGGTGTTCGCTCAGAATGTTTTTGACTTTCATGGTGGGCGACCCTAGCATAACCAATCGGCTTGAGTCAATAGTACCCATTGACATTTATATCCGGCTTGTTTTACATTCTCCCAGTGATCCGTCCAGGCAGACGCAACACTCCTCTCTCCGATCCTAACCGCTTGCCTTGCGGTCATTTGAAGTCCCGCCGTCACTGGAATCCCTGGTGCCGCTTCTGCATCCAGGGTCCCAAGTACAACCGTCGCAAGTGGCTGGCCGAGCATCCTAACGATACTCACCCTACTCCTCACCACTGGCGTCGGCATCACAAGTCTAAGCATCGTAAGAGCAGTAAGTTAGGCGGTGCTGCTCTGGCCGCTCACGATCTCAAAGTGCGCCGTGAACGCCCACCCCGCATCTCTCCTAATAGCATTCGCCAGCGCAAGCTCCGTCACAAGGAAGAGATGGCCAGAATCAGTTACATTCTGTTCCATCTAGGTCAAGGCAGAATCGGCAAGCTCCCTTCCCGTGAGGCGCGGTTGGTCAGTGCTCACCGGGACAAACTGTATTCGGAGTATCTAACCCGCCAGAAGTTCGCAGACCGCAAAACCATGACCAAGCACAACTGGGCCAGGAAAATATGGTACTGTAACCTTCGCTTGGTATATTCTCGTGGTGCTGCCAAGGCTACTGAGATGGAAATGTCCAATGGCTGACTTCCCGATCTGCCGGAACTTCCGCGAGAAGCGGGGATGCGCTCGTTCCCAAGTGGTCATGTTGGGTGAGGGTGACGATCACTTTACCTTCCGCTGTGAGACCTGTCAGTTGGAATTTGTCTGTTCCAAGACCAGCGCCATCGCCGCTTCCTCTCTTCGTGTTCAGCAGGAGAAACTACGCCGCCGCATTGAATCCCGCCGACAGCACGACAGTAGAAAGAAGATATTCGTATGAGTCCGGTCGAACAATCCCGTCGCGGTCGCCCAGCCCTCTCTCCCCGTCAGGATCAGCAGAACTTTGATCCTGTGACCGGCGAGATCGAACGTCCCCGTGAACTCATTCGCGTTGATTCCATCCCGACTCCTCCATCCATTGAAGTCCGTGGTGACCGTTCCGGCACCCAGTCTATCAATCTGGAAGAGAAAGTCCTGTCCATTCTCAAAGAGGAGATGGACGACCTAGCAACCCGTTTGGATCGCTACGGAGTCAAGCTAGACACCCGTCTCCAGCAGGAACTAGTCGATCTGGCCATGGCTATGTTGGGCGGCGGATTCCAAACAGGCGGTGGCGCGATAAGGAGCAGATAGATGCCCAAAACAAAGCCGATTGCTACGGTGGTTGAACCTGAACGCGAATCTGAATCTTCCCACATGCGTAGAGTGGTCCGTGCACGCTGGGATGCCGTTCGTTCCGCCCACGCTTCTTACATGGCTCCCTTCCACGACGAGAGCATTGAAGACGCCATGCGGTATCTGGAAGAGTTACGCAAGGTCTGTGAGGAAGGCGCGCGCATAATGAACGACCGGATCAACGACGAGAAGAATCCCAAGATGTGCTCCGGTCCCGGCTGCAAGAAAAGCTGCGAGGACCGTGTGGACGGTCGCGGTCAGAAGCATCCCGGTTACGTCTCGGTCAAGTACGTCAAGGACCCCAACCAACCTGGTATCGGTCGCAATCTCTTCTTCTGCTCAGAGCTTTGCGATAACAAGTTCGCTCGCCAGCACAACGGAGCCATGGGAGGCACCCAATAGATTTCGATGCAGTGGAACGATTTCTTTCCCGCTGCTCTATCCGGGACCGCGACAGTCACGTCCGCATTCCCTTCGTTCTCAATTACAATCAGAAGCTCATTCATCAAAAGGCCAAAGAGCAGTACGAATCCGGCCAGCCCGTTCGCATTCTCGTAGACAAGGCCCGTCGCGTCGGTGTCTCCTCTTGGTCCGAAGGTCTTCTCTTCTGCCACTGTCTCTCACTCCCCGGTTCCCACGCTATGATAGCCGCTCACGAGTTCAAATCATCCAAAGCTCTGTTCTCCATACCAATGGGCTTCGCAGACTCTGTCCCGTTCCTCAACATAGACGCAGTCGAACGTGAAATGCGCTTCCCTCATCCCTCTTCCGAATCTTTAATGCAGATTATAACCGCCGGAAAGAAAACCAGTGGCAGGGGCTTTACTTTGTCGGCGCTCCACATGTCGGAAGGCGCTCACTACGAATCACCGGAACCTTACATCTCCATGCTCCCCGCTGTTTCTAATCACCGCAACACTATCGTCATCATCGAGACCACACCAAACGGCATGGAAGGCGAGGGCGAGCCCTTCTATCAAATGTGGATGGATGCCATCGGCGGTAAGAACGATTACATCGCGGTCTTCCTCTCCTGGACCGACGATCCCGCCTGCATCGCTCCAGAAGAGATGGCCAAAGACGCTCCCATAGACGAAGAGGAGAAGGATCTCATCAAGCGCGGTCTATCCCGTTCCCAACTGGCATGGCGTCGTATGAAGATCAACTCTCCCGAGTGTGGTGGCTTCGTAGACAACTTCCATCAGGAGTTCCCCGTCACTTGGGAAGAGTCTTTCATTACTTCCGGTATGCCCGCTTTCACTCCCGAAGAAAAGCGCTGGGCTCGCAAGAACATTCGCCCTCCCAAATGGCAAGGTTTCCTAGAACGCCGTCTCACCGGGGCGTGGGATTTCCGTGAGCATTACAAAGGCGATCTGCGTATCTGGGAGGACCCAAAGTCGGGGCATTATTATTACATCGGTCTGGACGCCGCTCGTGGTGAAGAAGGGCGGGACTTCTCCGCTTCCGTCTGTTTCGACGGCAACACAGGGCACCAAGCGTTCACCTACGCAGCGCACTGCGTCCCCGAACACTTCTCCGCTTACATGAACTCAGCTGGTCGCCGTTACAACAAAGCTATGCTCAATCCAGAACTAACTGGCGGCTACGGGTACAACGTCCTTTCTAATCTGCGCGACGCGTTCCGTTACCCCAACCTCTACTATTGGAAGGGCAAGGACGACAAAGTAGCGGGGAGCACAACTCGCCGCACGTTCGGTTTCGAGACCACCGGCCACATGCGGACCGTCCTTTTTGAAACCATGCGAGCCTCCATTCGTGAAGCTGCTGGCACTGACGGCGATTACGGCGTCACCATCTACGACGAACAACTGGCCAGCCAAATCGACCTCTCCACTCGCAAGGACACTCGTATCGACGTAGAGAAGGGTCACGACGACATTCTGTTCGGTGCTATGCTAGCTAACATCGCCATGAAGCACTGGGCTCCTCCTCGCAATCCCAATCCTTCCCGTGGCAAGGACGCCGAAGAAGAACGCGCTGCTTTACAGAAAATGCGCGATGACGGTTACGTGGTGGAAGACGATCACAAGCACGCGCTACAGCGTCATCACGACAAGATCGCCCGGTCCATCAAGTCTTATCGTAGCGACCGGGAATTGGAAATGGAGGAAGTCTAATGTCCGAAGCCACTAAGAAAGCCCAGCAGATAGAACTTATGTGGCGTTACTTTTATCAACAGGGCAGCCTTCCAACGGAACTTACCAACGCGGAACTGAAGGTAGCGGTTCCACGAACAATCGACATAATGGTCATGCAGCTCATCACTCACATAGCCGGTGAACGCGTGGAAGAAATCCGCTATCCTCTGGATTGGTGGCAAGCTATCCGTGAACGCTGGCTGCCTGTATTCTGGCTGCGTCTCTATCCGGTCAAATATAAACACTGGAAGATGGACTTTCTCTATCCCAAGATCAGGACTTCCGAAGAACCAATGATCGCTCTTTACCACAACAGGGGACCGGCAGGTTATCCTCACTGGGAAGACGAAAAGGTAATCTACAGAAAGAAACGGGACGGCGTACCTGCTTGGTTGTGGGTACTACTTTCTGTTCCAGAGGAGGATTAAGTGCCCGCACACACTATCGACCTGAACGATCCCAAGACCATCGCTCGCCTTCTAACCTGCTTGGTTATTCATCGTGGCGGCGAGATTCGCATTCCCGCTGCCGCTTACGATTCCTATGAGCGGGGTAGACTTCTCTTGGTGGACTATGATAGAGATAAGGGCGACCTTGTGCTCCGCTCCACCTCGGACTTCGGTCGGGTTGTTGTCGTGCCCCCGGAAAACTCGCAATGGTTAAGACCACAAGAGGAAATCCCCCGAGAGAGATCGCGAGTCCAAGCCGAGCAGTCGGCGGCTCGCCGGATCGTCCGCTCCGACGAAGAGTTAGCGGAGTTCGAGGAGATGAGGGAGAAGGAAGCGCAGCTAGCCCGCGAGTCCAAAGAGGGATCGCTCCCCAGAGTGCCGTTCCACACAAAGCAGTAAAAAAGAATCCCCGTGTCGTCTGGGGTGAAATCTGGGCCGACTTCTCCATCCGTCGTGAAAAGGATCGTACTTCTGCTTATCTTAATCTTCTTCGTCATCTTTCCGACTCTGGTAGTATCCTTGTTCCTGAACTTGTTTCTCCCAAGGACTTCGCGGACCTTGTCATCCATATTGAATCGTTTGTCAAAGCGGATACTGGAGCGAGAGAAGGTTCGGCTATCGAAGCCGTCCAACGCTTTCTCAACGGAGACTCCAACGACAAGCCAAAGCAATCCGGTTCCATTAGGGTCCAGTAATCCCGATCTGGCACCGCCCTGTTCCCACTGCGGACAGCCGATGCAGAAGAACACCGCTGTTTCTACTCCCTACGTCACCCAATTCATCTGTGCTTGCATGGGCACCGTTCACTTCGTTAACATTCACAAGGGAGACAAGACGCGAGAGGGTAAAACCTAATGGCTTTCACTGTCTTCCGCACTAGCAAGGGCGCTTCTCCCGAGCACACACCAGCCGATTCCGGTTCCGAGAAGGACCTTCGTTCCCGTCAGATAGATGAGTTGTGTCGGCTCTCTGACAACGCTCGCCGTGAGTTCTACGGTCCCAACCACGACGAAGACACTCGCCAATTCTACAACCTTCTGGACAAGACCCGCCGCACCCCCACCTTTCGTCCGAAGATCAGCGCCCCTCAATTGCAAGTCCTTCTTCTCTCCGAGGCCGGAGACTTGACCGATAGCAGAGTCCGAGTCACTATCAACCATAAAGAGAATGGACGAGACAAAGAGCGCGAGCGAGCTTTTCAGGAGCATTGGCGACAGGAACAGTTCGATTTTGCCCTTCTCCAGTCGAAGATTTACTCTCAGTTCGCGGGCACTGCATTCATACAAGTTGGCTTCGATCCCCTGGCTAGACGTGGCGATGGCTCTGTCTGGATGGCAGCAAGGGAGCAGCGTTCCGTCTACTGCGACACAATTAGTCCTTGGCCAAACCATTGGAGCTGGCAAGTCGTAGAAGACCTGATGTACCTAGACGAGATCAAGCTGCGGTATCCAGACCGCGCCGATCAGATTAAGCCTCGCACAGCCAAAGCAGAACAACTGGCCGGGCCTCCTGCTGGCGGCATCGAGATGCCTCCCGGTCCCATGAGTGTGACCGTTCGTGGTCTGCCGGGTGGTGAGCAGTACAGCACAGACGGTGTTCTATCGGTCCGCACTCTGTTTGCCAAAGACTCTTCCATTGTCGAGCCGACCGACGCTCAAGTGGCCGCATTCGAGAAGCGCAACATGGTAGTGCCGAAGTATTTGCCGAAGTATCCTCTCGGTCGGATGATCGTAGACTGCGAAGGCACCATTCTAGTAGACGGCCACTCCTGGGTTCCACTCGGTCTCATGTGGCCAGCCATCCCGGTCTGGTCCATGCCACCGTGGGACAACGTGTGGTGCCCGCCTCCGTCCAAATACAGCCGGTCGTTGCAAGAAGCAGGCGAACGCATGATGAGTCAGACTGAAGAGAACGCGCGACGCCTGAACAACGGCATGATCGTGATT